TCGATTTATACAAGGACCTATTCATACTTCGCGAAAGACCCGCATCAGACGTTTTTATACAACGCCTAGCATCAGACTTACTCGACTGGTCAATAAACAACAAAGACGCTTTAAAAATCGTAGACTTTCTAGTAGCTAGAAAAATTAACCCTAAAACTTTTTGGCGATGGGAACAAAAATTTCCATGCCTTAAAGAAGCTAAAGACCTAGCTATGCTTATAATAGGATCAAGAAGAGAAAAAGGTGCCATAACTAACAAATACAACGCCGCAGTTATCATGTCTCAAATGGCCAAGTACGACCCTTCTTGGTGGAACCTTGAAGAACGCAGAGCAGAGCTAAGAGCCAAAATACAACAAAAAATAGACCCTGATGTTAAGTACGCAATAGTAGTAGAAGACTTTACCAAGAAGAAAGAGGAGAAGGATGAAGGATAAACTCATATTTACAGTAGCAGCAGAAGAAGTTGTAATTGGATGGGAAATAGAAAGAGAACACAACCAAATAGTTACAGCTAAGAAAGCTATAGGGAGAATCGCAGAAGCTTTAGGTATCTCTGGTCTTGAGTCTTTTATAGGTCATGCGATTAAAGAAGGTAAACTAATAGATATAATCATTGCAGACGAATACGGTACTGAGTCAACATCAGACTATGACCCGTGCGGAGAGTCTAAGGAACCACCTATAGTTCTCTTTACTGCTTTTTTTGGTGAATGTTTAGAGTTCTTTATGTCCCAGTCTTCTAAGAATGAGTTATCAGAGTTTAATTAAAGGGTTGCAGGCATGTCATTAAAGCTACATGACTTTCTCCTCAATAGTTAACTTACAAAATCAGATGTGCCTGCTCAAACAGGAGTAGTTAATGGCATTCAAAGCGTTCTTAATAAAATTAAAGAGTCTTTCGTCAGCTATGGAAGTAGTTTTGGTTTTGTATAAGAAGCCGTCTGTACAAGATATAATTAATAAATTAGTAGCCATCTCTGGGAGGGAGGGCCTTTTACATTTCATGCGCAAGGGAATGGTTGACGGACAATACGTTAAGTTATCGATAGAAGGTGATGGCCTGGAAATCGCATCAGATTTGATTGGTCTTCCAACCAGGGATTCGTATGCAGCCTCAACAGTTTTTAACCATCTTACAGAGGTAACTACCTTAGTAAGGGAAGACTTTATAAAGTATCTAGATAGGAAAAAGTGATGGATATAGACGCTCTTATAGTTTTATTGTTAGCGGCACAGTTTAAAATAGGCCTCGTGGCATTTTGGAGGTTGTCGAAAAGACTGACTGACCTGCAGCGAAAGAACTTGGCTTTAAGTAAGGCTGTGCACGGGCTGCATAAGGAAGAATTTGCGGAGCTACGTGATGGTTTGCATAGAATTAATGTTTCGATGTTAGAGAGTGAGTCTCGTTCGTTAGGAATGGATCTCGTTGAGAATGAAGCGACAAAGATTAATGAAGATTTGTGGATAAAGGATAAGGAGTAATAAGTGATTCGTTGGAATTCTATATTGGCTGCAGGCGAAAGAGGTGCTGATGCTCTTAAGTCATATGTGCATCTACAGTGGATATTTTTTTACGCGATTATAATATTTGCGTTTGTGAGTATGGTATCTGTTTTTGTTTACCTGTTATCTCGTCTTTTTGGGAAGATAAGGTTTAATAAAAGGCAAGAACGGTTGCATAGAGAGCTAAGGGCTCAGATTGAAGAGAGAGATGAGTTATTACAGCAGTCAGAGAAAAGGCAGCAGCACTTACGGATAAAACTTTCTAACATTCAAGATCGAGTGGATTTGCTGGATAATAAGCTATATCGAGTTGATGCCCTAAATGAAACTGTAAACAAACTTGAGTCTTCTACTGAAGATATTGTTAGTAAAGCAAAGAAGAAGGCAAAAAAGAAGGCTATAAAGACAAGCAAAAGAAGTATGAGAAAGTCTCCTGTGAAAAAGGATTAAAGATCATTGAGTTTAGTTAAGTTAGTAAAGTAGTTTGTTTGGATACGCATTCAAGGAGAGTGAGTGAATCATCCAATCGAGGTAAAGATACACCTAAATAAGTTTAGGCCGCGTGATTATCAGAGGCCTATATTTGAAGCATTTTTTGGTGATCGTTATCGTCGTTTAGTAATAGTTATGTGTAGGCGTGCAGGTAAAGATCTGTGTACGTGGAATATTATTATACGTGAGGCAATTCAAAAGCCTGGTGTTTATTATGTTGTTTATCCAACGTATGCGCAGGGCAAGAAGATTTTATGGTCGTCTGTTACTATTCAGGGTGAGAGGTTTTTAGATTTTATACCTAAGGAAGTGATTAGTGGTACTAACTCTCAGGAGATGAAGGTAACGTTAACTAATGGATCGATAATACAGATTATTGGTTCAGACAATCCAGATAGAATTGTAGGTACAAACCCTTGTGGTGTTGTATTCTCTGAGTATGCGCTCCAAAACCCTCGTATTTATGCCCTTATGTCTCCTATATTGGCTGCAAATAAGGGCTGGGCTATCTTCCAGTCGACTCCTAGGGGTAAGAATCACTTTTGGGATTTATACCAGCTTGCATTAAACTCTCCTGAATGGTGGACATGCAGGTTGGGTCTCAATGAAACGCGTCATATAGATCCTGCGGAGATTGATAGGGAGATAGCCGAGGGTTTGATGTCGCCTGACTTGGTTCAGCAGGAGTATTATGTTTCGTTTGATGCTGGAGTTGAGGGATCATTTTATTGTAAGTACATAGATCGTATGAGATTGAACAACCAGATAGGGGTAGTTCCGTGGGAGGCTGGGTTTAAGGTTCATACAGCATGGGACATTGGGGTTAGAGACTCGACATCCATTATCTTCTTTCAGGTTATTGGTCAGACTGTCCGGCTGATTGATTTCTATGAGAAGAACAAAGAGGGGCTAGAACACTATGCCTCATACGTACTATCTAAGCCGTATACGTATGGGAAACATATAGCCCCTCATGATATTGCGGTTAAAGAGTTTGGTGGTGGTATGACTCGCATAGAGAAAGCGAAGCAGTTAGGGATAAATTTCACTATAGCTCCAAAGGTTTCGGTCATGGACGGTATTGAGTCCGTCCGGTCAGCTTTAAGTAAAATATGGATTGATGATAATCGTTGTGCAAAGCTAATAAGAGCACTTGAAAATTATCGTCAAGAGTATGATTCGAAGAAGCAAGTTTATAAGGATAATCCTCTTCATGATAAGTATAGTCATGCCGCTGATGCGATGAGATATTTGTGTATATCCTTGCCGAAAACACGCGATGGATTATCAGCAGAAGAATTGGAAAAGTTAAGGCATCAGGCTGTGTATGGTTCTGAGGGTACACTGCCTGATTTTTTCAGGACTAATAAATACTAGGAGTTAGTTATGAAAAGAAACACTGTAAAAATAGCTGTGTTCTGTTTGGCTAGTGCAGTCATCTTTAGTTCCTGTGTTAAGAAAACTATAGATACTGCTACAAAGCCAATTCTAAAAACATCTAAGACTATATGGAATTCTTTAAGTTCCTTGTTTACGTGGGAAACCAAGAAAAAGACTTCGGATACTGAAAATGAATCTCCTCCAGCATCTGCGTTAGAGGTTGTCAAGAGGAAGTTGGAAAGAGGAAAATAGATGAAGGCCGGGTCTTTGATTTTATTTTTACTTTTTGTGGTAGTTGGATTGGTTTATTTTGTAGCACCTCCTCAAGAGAAACTTATCCTCCGAGACTCTACAGTTAAAGTTATTGATATTATTAAGGCCCGGGCGAATATTTTGTGGGACAAGTTTAGGGGTATAGATAGCTATACTTTTGAAGGGGATGAAGAGGAAGAACCTTTTGGTGATGGACAAGATGGAGGTGAGTGGTTGGAGAATGGTGTATCATAGTAAAGTAGAGACTGTAGTGAAATCAATTTAATAGCGAGGGTAGAAATATGCTTTTTCCTGAGTTGGGTCCAGAGTTTTATGAGGAAAACGATAATTCACTTCTTGCAAGAATGTCTACCTTTTACAAAGACAGCATTACGATTAACCAATCTTTTTGGGAAGAAGCTCAAGTAGATACGAGGTTTGAGGCTGGAGATCAAACTTTGTGGACAGACATGTACGGTTTGGTTCCTCAGAATAAGCGTAAGCAGTTTAATTTTAACAGGATACGTCGCGTTATAAACATGATATCTGGCTATCAGCGTCAGAATAGAAAGTCTACCATTGTAACTCCAGTTGAAAATGGTGACGCTGAGACTTCCGACCAATTTACTAAAATTTTAATGTGGATAAACAATCGCGAAGGTGTTCTTGATACTGTTTCGGAATCTTTCCATGGAGCTTTAGTAACAGGGCTAAACTTGATGCAGGTTTGGGTTGATTACAGAAGCGATCCAGTTTCAGGAAGTATCAAAGTAGACAATTGTGCCCACAACGCTTTTCTCATTGATCCCTTTTTCAGAAAGAAAGATCTTTCTGACTGCAATGCTATCTGGAAGAGGTCGTATCTGACTCGTAAGGAAGTCTTATCGCTTCTTCCAGACCAGCATGATGTTGTAATGTCTCTTCCTGCTAAAGAGGAGAGAGACGGCAAGTTTAATTACATGCCAGAGTCGTTCAATGTTGGGCCAAAGAATTTAATGATGTACGACGAGTACTATTACAGGGACTATAGAAATCAGCGCATCTTAATCGACACCGTTACAGGTGAAACAATGGAGTGGACTTCAAATGACGAGGATGCATTAAAAGAGTACTTAAGATACTATCCTCAGGTTACTGTTTCTGAGGCTGAGGTTCCAACTGTCAGGGTAGCCATTGTTGTTCAGGGCAAAGTAATGTATGACGGGCCTAATCCTATGGGTATAGATAAGTATCCATTCGTTCCAGTTTTTGGTTATTACAATCCACAAATGTCTGACTATTCATGGCGAATACAGGGTGTAGTAAGAGGGTTAAGGGATGCTCAATATCTGTACAACAGAAGAAAAGTTATTGAATTAGATATCTTGGAGAGTCAAATAAATTCTGGGTTCAAGTACAAGATTGATTCGCTGGTTAACCCAAAGGATGTATTTCTTTCTGGTCAGGGGAGAGGCCTAGCTCTCAAGCAAGATGCTCAAATGACAGACGTGGAACAGATTCTTCCTCCACAAATACCACCGTCAATGATTCAATTGTCTGAGTTGTTAGGAAAAGAGATACAAGAGATTTCAGGAGTTAATGAGGAGTTGCTTGGATCTGCTACTGATGATAAAGCCGGAATACTTTCAATGTTAAGGCAGGGAGCTGGACTGACAACGCTGCAGATTCTTTTTGATCAGCTAGATAGGTCTCAGAAATTATTGGGTGGTTTAATGGTGGATATAGTACAGGCCAACTTCACGCCTGGTAAAGTAGCTAAGATTATAGAGGATGAGCCAACCCATCAGTTCTACAATAAGGCTTTTGGAAAGTATGATGCAGCGATTGAAGAAGGTATCAATACAACAACTCAAAGACAGATGCAGTTCGCCCAATTGCTGCACTTGAAGGAAGCTGGGCTTCCTATTCCAGATAGTGTAATTATAGAGGCTGCAACTATTCAAAATAAGAAAGATCTTATCGAAACTATTGAGAATCAGGCTAAGCAGGAGCAAGAAGCTCAACAAATGCAGCAGCAGCTTGAGTTGCAACAAGTTCAGGCAAACATTGAGCTTGCTAAAGCGAAGACCGTTGCAGACCAGGGGCTTGGAGTTGAGAGGGTAAGTAGAGTTGAAGAGAATAAGGCGCTTGCAGTTGAAAGAAGGGCTGAAGCTCAGAAGGATAGGGCTCAAGGTCTTCTCAATCTGGTTAAGACCATGCAAGAGATAGACGATATAGATTTAACTCAGCTCGAGAAGCTTATCTCTATATCTAGGATGCTTTCAGAAAAAGAGGAAGCAAGAAATGTTAAAGAAGGCGGCAAAGGATTGCAGTCCATTGCAGGTGCGATGAAAAGGGCTCAAGCGTCAACGAGTCAAACATCCGAGTTAGGTTAGAGGTATTATACCTTGATGTGTGTTTAGCTTTATGAGTTGTTTTACCCCGTTACAAGTTAATGTCACATCAGTTTCCAAAGAAAGGGCATATTATGCCAAAGAAGAGATACTATAGTTCGAAATCCGGCACACAGGGTGGAGAGATGATTTCAGGAGCTTCAAGAGGGCAAGCTTTGATGCCTCAAGAAGTTATCATGAGGGCATATCCAAAGTCTGATGCATATCTAAATGAAAACATCAATGATGGTATGAGCGGAATAGATGTGCAGAAACGTGCTGATGGTAGAGATATGAAGAAAGATCTTTCTCCTACCAAGTATTAATGTCGCTTCATTACTACTCAGTCGTCGTGGGGGTAGCTTTTAAAGAGCGCCCCTGCGATATAAGGAAAAAATATGCCAATTAATGTTAGAAAAGATGACAAAGCTCGAAGAATAGCGCTTAACATTTTGGGTCCACCATCGTGCGGGCTTGCTGATTCGTCAGGAAAAAAGAAGAGGTATATACGTAAGAAAGAAAAGGAGACGTATGCCGAAAAAAAATACCAACAAAGGCTCGAAGGTGAAAAAATCAACAACCTACAAGAAGCGGGCTTCCGCTGGTAAAAAAGTTTCTGTTGCAAAAGGAGTTAAGGTTACTAGGGCTGCAGAGAAAAAGATGGAGAAGAAAGCTGGTTCATCAAATGTTGGAGAATATAAAAAGGTTTCTCCAAAAGAGTTTGCTGGTTCTGCAGGAGGCGCATCAAAATACTCTTTTCCAATAAACACTCGCAAAAGAGCCATAGCCGCGTTAGCTTATGCACGAAATGCTCCTAATCCTGAAGGAATTAGGAAGAAGGTTTATGCCAAATACCCAGACCTTAATCCAAAAAACAATAAGAAGTAATAAGCATGTCAAAAGAAGATAAGGAGAGTCCGAAAGAAAGGATTCTTAGGATGTTGATACGTATTTTAAGATTATTTCTTAAGTTTTTTGAAAGCCGAGTTTTAAAGGCTAAAGAAAAGCGTATAGCCAGAAGGATGGATAGGAAAAAGTAGAGTTAGGAGAAGCGTGGGAAAAGTAGAGTTTAGTAAGCCAAAGAAGACTGTTGGTGCTCATTACGTTGATTTGGCAACAAAGGATCCTGGCACTCATAGTGCTACAGATCAGATGAGAGAGCAGTTAACTGATTACGAGAAGAACATTCATGAGTGTGTTCAATCTAATTTAGATAAGTTTCCAGATGATTTTTATGTTGTGTGTCTAACGAAAAAAGAACGGCTAATGGAAAAAGTATTTCGCGGTTACTTTTTTGCTAGGCAGTCGTGTCCTACGCCAGATTATGATCAAGTTGTTTATAGGTACATAAAAGAAGATGATAAGTTAGAGTTTCTTTGGGTAATTCCTGATGCAGCCTCAGTTCGTTTTATGAAGAACAATACTACCTCTGTACCTCCAGAAAAATATGGTTTATTAAACTTCGTATTACAATTTGCAGATGGAAGTTTGTTGCGTTTATCAAAGAAACTTAATGGTGAAAAAAAAGGCTCAAACATAATAGAGAAAAGGTAGAGTATGAACGAAGAGAATTTACAGGAAGCTGCTGTAGAGCAGCAAGATACTGTTCTTGAGGAGGTTAACACTCAAGAACCAGCTCAGGCTCAGCCAGACAACTCGGCAAGTGCTAACATTGTTAGGCTTAGAGAGGCAAAAGAAAAAGCTGAAAAGGAGCGTGAGCAATTAAGGCTACAACTAGAAGACATGCAGCGTAAGATGCAAACTAAGCAAGAGCCTGAACAAGAAGAACTTGAGTATGGAGATGAAGATTTTGTTGAAGGAAGAATTCTAAAGAAAGAATTAGATTCTGTTAAGAAGCAACTTGATGCTTACAAAACTCAGCAGGCACAACAAAGTGATGAAGATCGTCTTATGAGAACTTATCCTGACTTCTCCAGGGTTGCATGTGATGATAACCTAAGAAGGCTCCGAGAGATGGATCCTGAGACGGCTGATACTATTGCTAAGTCGACAGCATCTCTATATACCCGCGGCGCAGCAGCATATAAAAGAATTAAAGAGTTGGGTATATTTGTTGAGGATACTCATCAGAAAGATAGAGCTAAGGCGCAGGAGAATATTTCTAAGCCAAGGCCATCAAATTCAGTTTCTCCACAACAGGGCGATAGTCCATTGTCTATGGCTAATGCTTTTGCTAATGGACTAACCCCTGAGTTAAAGAAGCAACTGTGGAAAGAGATGCAAGAAGCATCTAAACGTATCTAGGACTACTATAAACCTCCTAACGAGGTTGCGTGCGGCTGCTGAGCATACTATCTCCTCCGGCCGCACGCCTCTTTTAGTGAAAATGATTGCACATACTTTGACGCAGTAGTTATACTAAATATGCGTAAGGGGATTCGCGCCCTCAAGTCAGACGTATGGGATTCGTCACCCCGGACGTATGAGACTCGTCAACTCATTGGTAGTTGTTTTTGTACTATTCGTAGTGCAATTATTTGTTTGTTTTAATCATTAAGGATTACCTTATGGCTATTACAACGACGAGTGTTCTGCCAGCGCCGGTTCAACAAAGTTTCTCCATGAAGCTTCTTGCTGTTCCGGTTCCTAATATGATCCACAAAATAGCCGCAGTTAAGAAAACTATGCCTGCTAAAGGTGGAACTACACTTAGGATGCGCAGATATAATCCGTTGGACACAGCAATGGTTCCTTTGGGAAACACTGGTGTGACTCCTCCAGCACAACAGCTCACGGCTGTTAATATCGATGCTGAGATCTCTTTTTATGGAACATATATTCAATTGAATGAGCAAGTTACTCTGCAGAATCAGGACCCTGTCTTGAATGAAGCAGCAAAGAGGCTTGGCGTTTCTCTTCGGCAAACCGAAGATCAATTGACAAGAGATATGTTGGCAGCAACCGCTTCGTTTATTAACTGTGTAGGCGGTGTAAACGGTGATAACCCAACAGAGATAACTAGATCTGATGTAGATACTGTTATAAGAACTCTTCTTACAGCCGATGCTTACACAATTATGGACAACATTGAAGGTGAAGATAAGTTTGGTACAGCCCCTGTAAGGGATGCGTATTTTGCGTTATGTAACACTGAACTTACCGGAGAATTAGACGCTGTTTCTGGGTTTATCAACAAGAACCAATACCCATCTCCTATGAACGCTCTTCGTTCAGAGTGGGGTGCAATTAGCAATCTACGTTTCTTGGTTTCTTCTATTGGCTCTAAAACAGCTAGTGGATCTAGTCTTGGTGAAGATGTCTACAATATTTTCTGTGTTGGTATGGAAGCTTTTGCGTGTGTTGAGCAAGATCAATATTCTGCTCAGTTCATCTATCGTCCGCCGATATATGACGGCCCACTCGCCCTTAATGCTTCTGTTGGATATAAGTTTGCTGAAGTTCCTCGCATCTTGAATGATGAGTGGATCATCAACTTACGCGCAACATTAGGTTAAGAAAGGAGTAGATATGGCAGACAATACAATAATCCAACAAGGTTCGTTCACTTCTGATGGTACGGATAAGATCATCGCACTTAGATCTGATGTTGACTGGGTTAAGGTTTATAACTTAACAAACATAGCAGCATCAACTCAGTGGGCTGGATGTACATGGTACTGGCAACGTGAGATGGATCAAGATGATGCGGTTACTGAATTTCATGCAGCTGCATCGCAAGTAACATCTCTTTCAACTTCAGCTGTTGGATATAATGGTGCAACTTATAGGGGTATTACTCTTATAGATTCATCTGACAGAACTCCAGGAGCTGCGGTTGCAGTTACAGCAGGTACTAACACAACAACTCCTGTTTATAGCACAGCTGATACAGGAACAATGGCTAACGGTGCTATTGTAAGGATTCAAGACACTGACCAAGTGAACCTTAACGGTTTAGATTTTTCGGTTGACACTGTTACAACAGATACCAGTTTTGCTTTAGCTAACACACTTGCTACAGCACCTGGAATCATTGCTGGAACAGGAACATATCGGATAATCGCAGCCAATAGAACAATCTATGACATGTTCTATCCAAGAAGTCGTGTTATTTCCGCGATTTCACAAGCTGCAAGTGGTGTAGTTCGAACGCTTGTTGATCATGGTTATACAGCAGGACAGAAAGTTAGGTTCAAAGTTCCTTCGTCAGCAGGAATGGATGAGCTTGACGGTCAAATTGCAACAATTACAGCAGTAAGTGTTAATACAATTACCGTAGATATTGACACAAGTGCTTATACAGCATTCACATTCCCAACATATGCTGTAGGAGCTTATACACCTCCTCAAGTTATACCTATCGGTGAGGCAGCAACATCAACGTATGCAAATACACTTGATGATGCGACTGTAAACACTGGCTTCATAGGTATGATTCTAGGAACAAGTGGAGACGCAGCAGTTGCTCTTGGAAGTCCAGGTGGAACAACAAACGATGTAATTAAGTGGGTAGCGGGTAAATCATTCGCAACAGATCTTACTTAATTGATTGTATTAAGGGAGGGGAGACTCTCCCTTAAAATATACAATTCCTTTAGGTGTTGCAAAACATTTAAACAAGAATGGTTGGTATCCAAAACATAAGCATGCAGTAAATGCTGATGGGAAAAATATATATAAAGTTGGAGAGAAAAAACGTAGGTTTGGATTTCAAAGTTTAGAATTTATTGATCCAGTAGACTTTGACACAGTAGACAGCGGTCTGATTACTGTAGAAAAAGTTTAGTTAGTGGCCTGTGTATTTGTAAAAACTGGAGTAGCTCTCCGTTAAAAACTAGGAGTGATAATGGCAACTACAGATTCAACTCTTTCTACACTTGCGCAAATTAGAACTAAAGTACGCAGGCTAACTCGTAGTCCTTCTACCTCACAATTAACTAATGGACAGATAGATGACTACGTTAATACGTTTGTTCTTTATGATTTTCCTGAATTTACTGTAGACAACAAGCTTGTGTTTTTTGTTATGCCTAATGTGGATAGGTATACAACTAATGAAGTAAACGATGAAGATCCTTTGTACAATTTTAAGAATGTTTACCTAAGTGTTCAGCCCCCAGTTTATGTTGGAGGTGAGCAAGTTGCCTTTTCTCAGTCTCGAGAAGTCTTTTATCGGCAATACCCTGAATACGAATACGAAGAGAATGTTGGAACTGGTGATAATGCAACAGTTACATTTTCAGGAACCCTTTCAAATGTTCCGGTTTTAGCAAGAACAATAAGTTTTAGTTCTGCAGATGAAGATGGTCAGGGAATAGTTTTGAAGGATGTACCTCAATTTGATGGAGTTACAGGGCAGCAGACACAAACGGGCGATCTAGTTGATCCTGACTCTAGTGCTAGTTCGGGAGTAATTAATTACCTGACAGGGGTTTACTCTTTTACTTTTCCGATCGCTCCTGGAACTGGTGAAGATGTTATTGCTCAGTCGTATAGATATACGGTGGCTAAGCCTCGCATGTGTCTTTATGAGGATAGAACATTTAAGTTTAGGCCTGTTCCAGACAAGGTTTATCGCGTTGAAATAGATGCGTTTAAGAGGCCTACAGAGCTTCTTGATGCGACAGATGAGCCTGATATTGCTCAATGGTGGCAGTATATAGCATATGGTGCAGCCAAAAAAGTTTTTGAGGACAGGATGGACGTTGAAAGCACTCAAGCGATTATGCCAGAGTTCATGAGACAGCGATCTTTAGTGCTGCAGAGGCTTGTTGTTCAGCAATCTTCTGAGAGAACGGCTACAATTTATACAGAAAGAGGAGCTGGTTTAAATGTTGATAGAGATGCTTTCTAGAGTCTCCATTCAAGAAATGACAATAGCGGCGACTGGATTCAGCGTTATTTATCTTTTATGGAAGTTGTATACGGATAAAAAAAGGGGAAGATGGTGAAAAATCTATTTACTTATACATACGTAGGAAAGGAGGTGTATCATCGCATATAAATCAAACATACCCCAGGCTAGTGATCTTCTGTCACAATCTCAGGATGATATACTTGATAACTTTTCTGATATAAAAACTTTAATTGATGTTAACCACGGAACATTTGATGCTTCAGATCAAGGAAAACATTTTTTCATTCAATTCCCTGTTCAATCTCCGGTTCCAACAACAGGGGCTGGTGAAGTTGGGCTTTATAGTCAAACATCGGCATTGACTGGAAATCCAGAGCTTGTGTTCTCCCACGAAAGTGCAGGATCGACATACGAATTTACTTCTGCAGTCAAAGCAGAAACAGGATATGCGATCCTGCCTTCTGGAATAATAATGAAGTGGGGTTCAGATACCGTAAGCGCAGCAGCAAGTAAAGTGGTTACGTTTTCTAATGGTGCTGGGATACCAAACTATACAACTGTTTATAATATTCAGGTTTCAAGGGAAGGCGCAGCAGGAGATACTGGAATACTCTATGTTGAGTCTTCAACTACTACCACTCTTACCGTGTATAACACATCTGAGTCTTCAAAGAAGTTCTATTACAGTGTCATAGGAGTGTAATATGTATGATCGTTTTCTCATTGCTCCTATGAAAAGTGGTCTCATAACTGATGTTAAAGCTTGGCAGATTCCTGAAGATGCGTTTGCCAAGCTTGAGAATTCCTACGTTAGTAAGGGTATTGTGAGAAAGCGATTCGGATCTGAGTTTATGGGAGGCACGGCAGCCATTTCACAACTTGATCAGCTTAACTCTAGGTTGAGGGTATATCTTGGCACAACTGATGTAAGTGGAAATGCATCAGGAACTGTTCCGGGAGCCGTTAATAAAGTTGGCCAGATGTTTTCAGTAGGTGAAGTTATATACACTGTTTACCAGGCTGGAACTCCTGTTGATATGTTAGAAACATTTCCAACTCCTACAGCTACTTATGATACTTCGAATGGAAACTACAACTTTGTTGGAGCTCTTCCTAATGAAGACATTTTCTTTTATCCCTCTGAGCCAGTTATGGGTATTACTCATTACGAAGAAAAGAATGTTGCAGCGAATACAAATTATGCTTTTGACACCCAATTCATATATAGGTTTGATGGAAACTCATGGGACAGGTCAGGTACAGTAGTATTTGAAGGATCAAATTCAGACTTTTTCTGGGCATATAATTGGACAGGTATAACTTCAGATCAGACTGCGTTGTTTGTTTCAAATTTCAATGCTACAGAAGGAACTCCTGGTCTCACGGATGATCCAATGTTTGTTTATAAAAGTGGAGCGTGGGCAGAATTTAGGCCCGTCTTTGAAGTGCTCGCAAATGTTGTTGAAGGGTACGTTCAGTCGGCGAGAATTATTATTCCTTTTAAAGATAGATTACTTCTTTTAAACACAGTAGAAAGAGGTGTTACCGCAGGTACAAATACGGCACATGTTAATAGGTGTCGTTTCAGCCATAACGGAACCCCATTCCCGGCTGATGTACCGGATAACGTCGCTGCCGCCGTATCAAATGCATGGCTTGAAGGTAGCCAGACATGGACTATCGGCGGCACTACTAAAAAGTCTGATGGTGCTGGATTTATAGATGCTCCTACCGAGGAAGAAATAGAGGCTGCTGAGTTTATTAAAGACAGGCTAATTGTTTACTTTGAGCGTAGTACTTGGGAGATAGCGTACACGGGTAATCAGATACAGCCGTTTGTATGGCAAAAGATAAATACTGAACTAGGGTCTAAATCTTTAAAGTCTCCGGTCCCATTTGATAAGGCAGTGTTTACCGTTGGAAGAACAGAGATTCATGGTTGTTCTGGAGCAAACGTTACTAAGATTAACGAAGAAATTATTGACCAAGTATTTGAGATTAGAAATTCAAATGATGGTTTAAAGAGAGTCTGTGGGATACGTAATTATCAGGACGAGCTTGTTTACTGGTCCTTTCCTTCTGTTAATGCGAACACATTTTCTCAGACATATCCAGATAAGGTTCTTATTTATAACTATGTAGGTGATGGCTGGGGCCGAGCAGACGACACAATTACAGCGTTTGGCTATTACGAAGAGCAAACATCAAAGACTTGGGAGTCTAGTGAACTAACGTGGGCTGAGGCAAATTTCACATGGGACAGCGGAACAACTCAGAATAAATACAGGCAAATACTAGCAGGAAACCAACAGGGTTTTATGTTCGTTTGTGATACAGGAATTTCTACAAATGAAGGTAATATGTCTGTAACCAATATTGAGTATGTTGGAACTGACCTTTATATGATCATAGTTGACCACAGTTTGAACGATGGGGACTATCTAAAGTTAATAGACATGCAAGGTGTTTCGTTTACTGGAGATGGAATATACAAGGTCTTCCCAGCAGATAAAGACACTCTTCTTGTTCCTGGAACTACAATGACTGGAACATACGAAGGAGGGGGACGGGCTGCAAGGGTTTCTCAGATAGATATACTTTCTAAGCAGTGGAATTTTTATATAGATAAAGGAAAGAATTTTTATCTTTCGAAGATAGATTTTGCTGTTTTGAAAACATCTGCTGGCGAGTTGACTGTTGATTATTTTCCGTCGGCTACAAATCTTTCTATGATTGAAAGCGGGCAAGCTACAGGTGCTATTTTAGGAGACAACAATTTACAGACATATCCATATGATCTTTATCCTTTAGAGGAATCACAAAAAAGGCTTTGGCATCCTGTTTATTTTCAGACAGAAGGTGAATGTGTTCAAATAAGAATCTTTTTAGACGATGAACAGATGCGTGATCCTGAAATTTCAGGATCTGATTTCCAGCTTGAGGGTCTAGTTGTTCATGCAAGACAAACATCTGAAAGGTTGCAGTAATGGCGCAAGGAACTGACACTGGCTCTTTTGTACCAACAACGTTTATTTGGGATGTAGCTGAGCTTCAAGAAGTTGATGTTCAAAGCGATAAGTTTAAGGAGATCTTGGTTCGTTTGTATCAGAATTTAAATCTCATGCAGCTAAATTTGAATGTTAAAGATTCTGCATATTATGACCAAACTGAGTTTGTTAATGGCCAATCTTTTTGGCCATCTGCTGCTGTTCCATCAGCGCAAACAGATGCTGTAAATAGAAGGCAGGTTTTTCGCAAAGTTATAAATTTCGGTGCTCTTCCTAATACAGCAACAAAGAATGTTGCTCATGAGATAGATATAACTTCAGGATATAGTTTTACAAGGATTTATGGATGTGCTTCTGATACTACAGGACTTACTTTTACACCGATACCAAATGCCAACTCTGATATACGCTTAACAGTCAATGCTACCAATATTGTTATAACTACATCTGCTAATTATTCAGCGTATGATACGACATACGTTGTGTTAGAATATTTAAAAAACTAACGAAGGAGAGAGAATGGGATTTTTAAGTGGCCTAGGAAAAATGTTGTTCGGAAAGAAGCCTGGAAAGCCAGAGTTTAAGCAGCTTCAGAGATTTACTCCTGAACAACAGTCGTCTTTGAGTCAGCTTCTGTCACAAGGGATGGCCGACACTGATCCATCTCTTTTAGAAGATAGATATCGAAGTCAGTTTGAAAGAGATACTGTCCCTGGATTAGCAGAAAGATTTACAGCTATGGGTGGTGGTCAGAGATCGTCCGCATTTGAAGAATCTCTTAGAAGGGGTGGTTTAGATTTAGCCGAGCAACTTGCTGGAATGAGATCTCAAATGGGAATGCAAAAATTAGGCATGGGTTTGCAGCCGCAGTTTGACAATATGATGATTCCTGGAGACCCAGGATCTCAGGGTCTTCTTGGCGGAATTCTTGGTGGATTTGCTCAACCATTTGGTGGCCAGCTAGCAAAGGGATTAGGATCTATGATTAACTTTGGAGGAGGAAGAGCTCCTTCTGCATATAGGTCACCTCTTGCTGGTATGTCCAAGGGAATGTATGCTTCCGGACAGCCAAGGGGAGCGCGAAGAGGCGTAAGCCCCGTTCTCTTAAAGATATTAGAGGGTCTTCAATTATAGGGGTTTCTTATGCCTGATAATTCTGTTAAATCCGCACTAAAAAATGAACTATCAAGAAAGATTAAGGATAAGAGTTTAAAAATTCCTTCAATTGAAGAAGGATTAATTAATAGAGAATTAGACTATGATCCTTCTTTTGTTGAGGGCTTGAAAGCCTCGGCCATAGGCCAGCTTTTAGGATATACTCCTGAACAATCAGAAGATCCTTCGTTAGCACAGTCTTTAGCTTTTAAAGGTGGTGCGTTAGCTGGAGATGTTCCAACGATGACAGGAGGAGGAGCCTTAGGTGGAGCTCTTGCTGGACTTGTGGCTGGAGGGCCACTTGGAGCAGCTATAGGTGCAGGAGCAGGAGCGTTTGGACTTCCAGAATTAATCAAGCAAGCAGTTAAGTATTTTAAAGAACCATCAAAAAAAGATTCTTCTCTTGTCGATAAATTAGGACGAGTTGGAGAGATTTTCACTGAAACTGGAAAACAAGCAATTATAGGTGCGGCAACAGGAGGAGCGGGAAGACTGTTTCCTTTAATGAGTACAGCTCCAATACTATCTAAACTTGCTTCCACAAAAACCGGAAGTGAATTGATAAAAGCTGGAACCGAACTAGCTGCAATGACCGGAGCCTCAGCATTGATGGAAGGAGAATTGCCAGCAGCAAGAGAAGTTGCCGAAAATGCTCTTTTATTGGGAGCTATGAAAGGTGCATCTGGTATTAGAGGAATAGGTAGAAGGGCTCTTGGTAAGAAGGCGCCCCCAAAACCAACTATAGAAACTGCTACTTCAGAATTGTCAGAATTGAAAAAAAGAGCCGTTGAAGCATCTCCAAAACCTGTATCAGAGGCTGTCAAAAGGTTTAAAAAGGAACAACCTGCTTTTGACATGTTGCGCAAGCATATTGGTTTACGAAATGAGAAACTTGTTAAGAGTCAATTTAAGTGGGGTAAGATAGCTGAGAAATTAATAACTAAAAAAAATATTACTCCTGAACATCTTGAAGAGGCTATGTTCTACAGGAATAAGACTGGTAATCCTTCTATAGAGGGTGATACTTTTGAAGCTTTAAGCAAGCGTATTCCTGAGTCATTAAAAAAAGTAGTAGATGTCGATATAGATAGGCATTTTAGAGAGAGTCTAAAAACTATAAATGAAAAGAAATATCTAAAAGATATAAATCCTCGCGAAGGAATGGCTGAGAGATATCTTCCTGGTTTGTATGAAAATCCTGAGTCATTTGAAAAGGTAGAAGGAAAATTGCCTTCTGAATTAAGAACTAAGAATCCTTTTGCTGATATGAAAACATTTGTAAGTTACAACGAAGCTCTTAAAAACGCTGGTTTAAAACCTCGCTATAAAAATATTTTAGAGTTAATGCAAAATTACGATAAAACGGTAGCAAAAATGACTGCTAGCTCTGATCTTTTAAGTGAGATTTCAAAAACAGAAAAAGCAACGGGCGATAAAATAGTAGTGAATCCTTCAGAAGGAGAAGCCTATCAAGAAGCAAAAAGACAGGGATATGTACCATTTTATGATCCAATATTAAAGGAATATGCCAAAGCAGAGGGAAGAGGTAGTGGAGTCTCTAATCTTCCAACACTTGTTGCTCCAGAATATGCGAACGCCTTTCAAGGATTATTTTCTAAGCAGGCATATTCTCCTGAATCTAAGGCATGGAAAGCCTATGATAATCTTTCAGATTTAGTTAGGTTTGGGCGAGTTAAGTTATCGTTTTTTCACTACGTTCCTTTAACTGAGAGTGCGGCTGGAGCGTTAGGTCTTAAGAAAGCTCTTAGTTTTCGGTCTATAGCTAAACAGGGTGCTGAATTAAGAAGCAATCAAGCATTTATGCAAGATGCGGCTAAGCATGGTTTAATTGTACACAAACCTGTTGAAAGATATGAGAAGGCTATGGAAACAGGCTCTAAACTTGTTGATAATGCAAAGAAGTATCTTCCAGAAAAGATTGTTGATAAAGCACAGAAAAGCGTAGTTGCAAAAGGCTTAAAGAAGCTAGCTAAGTCTCAAGAATACTTATTTGAGCAATACCATCCAAATTTAAAAGCGGTTACATGGCAGGATTTTGTAAGCAAAGCAGTAGAGAAGTCTATTAAAGGCGGTAAGTATCCTACGGAAGCTCAGACATATAAAATAAAAACTCAGATGGCTGATCTAGTAAATAGTATGTACGGTGGCCAGAATTGGGATACGCAGAGAGTTTTTAATAGTAAGGGTTATAGGAAATGGCTGCGCAGAGCAATAGGTTATCCAGACTGGACTACTTCTGCTATAAGACAGGCTGCGGGTGCTTTTTCAGGTGGGTTGAAAGGTAAACAGTCTAGAAACTACTGGTTAAGATTTGGGGCTAACAGCCTACTTGCTCACGGAGCTCTTCAATTTGTAAATGGTGGTTTCTATCAGTCAGACAAAAAAAACAAGTCTGTTTCAGGAATTCGATGGGATCCTATAAAGGCGTTAAAAACAGTTTACGATCCAGATCCAATTGAATGGTATAAGTTTCCTCTACCAGACGTTCCATTGAAAATAGCAGGAATAGAATTTAATCCTGGAAGAGATGCTGCAACAGACTGGAAAAAGACTGGATCAAAACTGTACTCTCACTTTGGAAAGCAGGCATTAGAAATAAAAGACTGGGCTAAGCATCCATTAAGAACTCTTTTCACAAAATCTAATCCATTGATATCAATGATTTGGAAACAGGTACTTGAGTCTACTCCATCAGATAGAAAGAGTTTTTTGGTAAGAGGTAAGTGGAAGAAGGGAACGATGGAGAGAATGCCTTGGGATGCAACAAAGCCATATACTGCAGGTAGATTGATTTCTAGAGCAGCATCTATTGTAGAAGACGTTTCTCCTTTTGCTATGAAAACATTGTTTGATAAAGGTATTTCGCCATACGTAGCATCAGGATTTGGAAGTGTTCCTTTGTCAAAAGGGACCACTCCTTATAAAGCAGCTCCTGAATTAGAAAAAGCATTTCTTAAAAAAGATGTTAAAAAGGTAAATAGAATAAGAGCGGCTCTCAGAGAGAACGGATACTCAGAAAAACAAATTAAAAGGGCTGTAAACTCAGCCAGAAGAAAGGCTGCTATTTAATTTGTTTTTCGGTTTTAATTAGATGATCTCCAAACTTTCTTTTTAATGCTATCTCGTATGCATCTCTAATGGTTGTTTTATCATTTTCTTCCATAACATCATTTATTTCTTCTAGAGATACACCTGGATAATTTACATTAGGTGCAGAAGCTTCTTTATTGATAATTGAATGTCGTTTTATTTTTTTGGCTATTTTCATGATCCCTGCAGCCCCGCCGATTAATGAGGCTCCTAAAATAAGACCAACTACGTCAAGGAATATAGTTCCTTTTCTCAGTTTCATAATTACTCCTAAGCTTAGAATTAAACAGCAATTATATTTTAAAAAAAAAGGCGAGAGCAAATCAACTCTCGCCTAAATATTAGGTAAAACTGTGTTAATCCTGGTGAATTTCGTTGTAAAAATCAATTGCTAATGGTTTAAGTCTGTGGTTCATATTCTGCTGCAAAAGTTGTGTCATTGCTCTTAGTTGTGCTGGTGTTGCTCTTCCATGGTTTCGTCTTGGTGCAACATTTCGTCTAGGTCTAGGTTGTGGTTTATTAAAGCCCATAGAACTAAGCACGCTACAGAACATATTCCTTATGCATTCCATTGGTTATACAGATGTTGTTATAGTTATCCCTATAATTATTATAGCTAGTAGCTTTTTCATTCATCTTCCTCAGTTAAGATTTTCGGAAATTTATCTCATTAAACCTAAAACTGCTAGTGCAATCATATGGTCGTCCCTTAAAAGAGCTTCTCTAACAAAAGGCTCAAGAGTTTTAAGTCGTTCACGCTTTCTTTTACTTTGGAAAAGCAGGCACTCTTTAAACTTTTCGTTTCTCATCATTTTATCAATTGCAATATGAATCTTGTTTGTGTTTAAAGCAGAATCTTCTAATAGTTGCTGCTTAAATTGATTAATTGCTTCATTGGCCTGTTTTTTGTAATCATCTTTTGTTGGATCTGAAAAAATAGCTGTGCTTATTAAAGTAAAAGTTAATAGTGTTAATAGTTTTTTCATTTATCTTCCTCAGTTTCTTCTTCTCTAACGGTACTATACTTCTTGCATCTACAACATTTTGTTTCGCCTGTTCCTTCAACAATGTAAACCTGGTAGTCGCTGAACTCATTTAGTTCAATATTTTCAGGAACAGAAACTGGTTTTTTGTTTAATAATCCTAGTAGTTGAGTTATATAAAAAGCTATATTTTTATAACCACCTTTAAATAGTTTTATAGCTGTTTTTGCAACGGTGTATGGAGATGGTATAGGCTTAGCTTCTTGTACTGCTGCGCTACTAATCATCATCGAAATAAAAAGTACTTTAATTAACTTCTTCATTTAACTCTCCTTCTTTGTCGTCTAGCGATTCTACGTCTATTTCTTGGTCTTGGTTGTATTTCTACAGTATCTTCTCTTTCAAGGTGTTCATCTGCATAGTCGTACGGCTCGAGATAGCTTTCTTCGTCAGAAAGAGGTCGTTCTTTTAGCCTTTCGCTAACTTTCTTTTCTATAGCTTCGTCCATCATTTCTCTAAGGATTTTGTTTCGTTCAATTTCATGCCTTAGTTCTTTGGCTCGTTCTTTTTCAGATCCCTTTTGTTCGGCCTCTTTTTCTTTGATGAACCTTAGAATTATCCTAAGAGCAACTGGATCATTTTTGTATTTATCCATAAGTCGAGCAAGATCAGTAACGTTATCTGCTGGCTTGGATTTTATCCATTTAGACAGCGCGATAATTCCAGCTGTTCCTGCGCCGACAGCAGCCAAAACTGGATGTGCCCATAGAAGAGCTCCTATTTTCGCTAGTCCGGCTCCGGCTAAATAACCTCCAAAACCCCCGGCTATAGATTTAACAACATCTCCGAAACTCCAGCTATTCAGTTGCTGTTCGCAAGTCTTTGGTTGTTGTTGTAACAACACTTGCAAAGGAATCTGTTGCTTCTGCATGGCAACCGCACTGTTAGCTACCGCTCCAGTCATCAATAATGCTAATATTAGTTTTTTCATGATAAACCCCCGTTTAATCTATTAATTAATAATCGTAACCGTAATCATCTGTTGAAAATTCTTCATCATATTCATCGTATTCATAACGTCTTGGCATTGACCTTGGACGTCTGCTTCTACTACGACTTCTTCTTGGTGAGTACATTTGTCGAGCAACCCTTCTGGCTACTTCTTTGATCATTAGTTCACGTTTCTCTTTTTCAGCGTCTCGTCCTGTTACTTTATCGGTAAGCATCTTCGCAGCAGCGCCAATGGCATAAGGTGCCGCGATTTTAAGTATTGTTCCTATACCGAAAGGCAAGATAGCCGAGGCTGCTACAGCGCCTGCTACAGGTAAAATTGTACCCATTGTAGAAGCTGCTTCGTTTGACCCAAAAAGCCCAGTTACTGAACCCCAAACACCCTTAGCGAGTGATCCTATCCATGAGCTGCTTTCTTGCTGAGGAACTGCTAAACCTGCCTGCTTTCTAGCTTCTAGGTTTCCAGCACTCAACAATACGGCAAATAATAATATTTTGTGTAGATTTTTCATGATATCCCTTTCTTTTGCACCCCCCCACGGAGCGCTAGTTAAAATATACTAACTAACTATATATAGTATAACATAGCACATATATCATGTCAACAATATTTCGAATATAATTAAACAGCTAAAAACTGTCTATTTTTCGTGTTTTTTCTTGTAAAAAGCTTTATTATCGACTTTTTTCTCGAATGTTATTATTTCGTTTAGCCTTTTAATAACGAATTGAGTTACTGTCTGGTTGTATTTTCTGGCCATTTCTTTAATTGAGACCATCAAATATATGGGTATATTCAATGCCAATCTTTCTACTCCAGGTCTCTTTTTAGCTGTTTCTGTCTTTTTACGTACTTTTTTAGTTGATAGGTATAGATGGTCTACGTTTGTGCATGATTTATTATCACATGATTGTAGAACGTAGTATCCATATGGAATATGTCCTTTCTCTACCATCCATGCTCCTCTATGTGCTCCTATTGGAATCCCTTCTACATATATAGAAGGACGGCTTCCTTCTTTTACAGATCCTTTCCAGCCGAAACATCCGTTTTTCAGCTTTTTTCTGTATTTTTTAAGAGTCTTTTGGATCTTTTCTTTTTTGGTTTTTGTTAATCTCACTTCTTTCTCCAATCTGCGGTTTTTATGACAGACGTTTCTACAGTGTATTCCCTGAATTGTCTGACTAACGTTATGAAATTATGAAACTTATTTATATCTCTAAATCAGCCAATTCCAAGTTTATTCCATAAATACATCTGCCATAAAATGTACCGATAATATTTATTATCCCGCTATATGTAACCATATTCTAGATGCTACATATTTAGAGCCAAAGTATACTGCTCTTGCGGTTTCTTTCGCTGCATTTACACATGCTCCAATTACAGCGCTGCTGACCTTAGGATGCCTTAACGCTTGTATTCCAAGTACTCCTATTGCGACGCCTAGTCCAATTTTAAATAGCGTCCACTTCAATCTACTATAGAATCCTTCTTCTTTTACTACAGGCAAACTCTGTACGTATTGATTGTAGTTTGCGGTGCGTCTTCTAGAAGCTTCTATTTCTCTAGGAGTCATAGGTCTTTCTAGAAGCAAACCAGGACATCCAGTAGGAACAACCTTTACAAGTTTTTCCTTCCTTTTAGGCATGGTGCGTCTTCTTCTTTGTACTGCTCCAGGAACATTTTTATATACATCTTTTCTAGGACCCATATTTCCAAACTCTCTTTGTAGGTCCTT